ACAACTTGCAAATTGTCCCTTTTTAACAAGTTTATTTTTGCTAGGTTTGTTAGGGGTAGCTGTTTTAGCAGCTGAGGTTTTTCTATTAGTTTTTTTTTCAGGCACACCACCTTTTTTCATATTCATTTTGGTGTTCATATAAATGTATATATTATACATTTATAAAAAAGCGTAAAAAAATCAATAATATAAAATCCATTATTTTATATGCAAACGACAACAATAGAAGGAAAAACATCACCAAGAAACATAGAAATAAATCAAAAAAAGTTTCAACGAATGGTATTCCTAACAAATGCTCTAGAAGATGGATGGACAATAAAGAAATCCGCAGAGAATTATATTTTTTCTAAAAAGCACGAAAACAAAAAAGAAGTATTTCAAAAAACATATTTAGAAAAATTCATTTTATCTAATCAAGACATCAATATTATACATAATAATTAATTTCGTTCTGTCATTGTTTCGCTAACAACAACATCATGCTGTTGTTTGGGTTCTGATTGATATGTCTCATCATCACTATCAAAAATATCAAATATATCTAAATCTTGCCAACAAGGGCATTGGGCATTTCCGTCCCATATATATTTGCATTTATGACATTGCAATAGTGAACGTCTATATAATTGTTCAATCGTATTTCTATCATACTCGTGATGTTGCATTTCAAAAATGTCAAAATCTGTTTTACCAATTTCTCTCATCCAATATACCCAAGGTTCATAGCAATCTTTGCACGTCCCCCAATCGTTACCTACTCCCCTATTGTCATAATTCAATGTTTTGATTATTTTACAGGTGTTGCAGATTGGTTTACTACAAATATAACATCTACTTTCGGACTCATTTTTATTACAACAATTACACTTCATATTTTATAAAATATAATAATATTGAAAGCATAATCAATTTTTATTTGTACATAAAATTTTCATAATACGCATATTATGCTAACAATATTATACAATGGTTATTTTTTTACAAGCAGTAATTATGGTGTAATAAACATAAACCTAAATACTTTAGTAAAAATGACAATTTTTAAAATTAATTTAATTAATTTATTTTAATTTTTCCCAAATTTTTTTCTTTAGTAATTATATAAAATGGGTGGTGCTCTTATGCAACTTGTAGCTTACGGTGCTCAGGATGTCTTCCTTACTGGAAGCCCTGAGATTACCTTCTGGAAAGTGTCTTACCGCAGACACACAAACTTCGCCATGGAGTCGATTGAGCAGACATTCTCTGGTCAAGCCGATTTCGGCCGTCGCGTTACCTGCACAATCAGCCGCAATGGTGATCTTGCCTACCGCACATACCTTCAGTTAACTCTTCCCCAGATTGACCAGAACCTTACCTCAGGTGCTGTTCACGCTCGTTGGTTAGATTTCCCTGGTGAGCAGCTTGTTTCCCAGGTCGAAATTGAGATTGGTGGCCAGCGCATCGATCGCCAATACGGTGACTGGATGCACATCTGGAACCAGCTTACTCTTCCTGCCGACCAGTCCGCTGGTTACAACAAGATGGTTGGCCAGACCACACAGCCTACATACCTTGTTGACCCTGACTACAGTGCCGTCGCTGGTGCCTGTGCCGCCACCGGTAGCGTTGCCCAGGTGTGCGCTCCTCGCAACGCCCTCCCTGAGACAACTCTTTACGTTCCCCTTCAGTTCTGGTTCTGCCGCAACCCTGGTCTTGCCCTTCCCCTAATTGCTCTCCAGTACCACGAGGTCAAGATTAACATTGACTTCCGCCCCATTGGTGAGTGCTTATGGGCTGTTGATGCTTTATCCGGTGCAAGCGCCAAATCTGTCTCTGCTGCCTACCAGCAATCCCTTGTTGCCGCGTCTCTCTATGTTGATTACATCTTCCTTGACACTGACGAGCGCCGCAAGATGGCCCAGAACCCCCACGAGTACCTCATCGAGCAGGTTCAGTTCACTGGTGACGAGTCCGTCGGTTCTTCCTCCAACCGCATCAAGCTCAACTTCAACCACCCCTGTAAGGAGCTTGTGTGGGTTGTCCAACCTGATGCCAATGTTGACTACTGTGCTTCCTTAGAGAACACCGATGCCACTGGTTTATGGTCTCTCTACGGTGCCCAGCCCTTCAATTACACTGATGCCCTTGATGCCCTTCCCAACAGTCTTGAAGCTTATAGCACTTCTGCTGGTGCTTCTGAGGTTATCAGCGGAAACCTTTTCGTTGATGGCCCCACCGCTGTTGATACCAGCAACTCAACTGTCGGTGATGCCGCCAGTTTCGTCCTTGCCGAGTGCGCCATGGATAAGCACTGCTGGGGTGAGAATCCCGTTGTGACTGCCAAGTTACAGCTCAACGGCCAAGACCGCTTCTCTGAGCGTGAAGGTTCTTACTTCGATGTTGTGCAGCCCTTCCAGCACCACACCAAGAGCCCCGACACCGGTATTAACGTGTACTCCTTCGCTCTTCGCCCCGAGGAACACCAACCTTCCGGAACATGCAACTTCTCTCGTATTGATAACGCGGTTCTTCAGCTTGTTCTTTCCTCCAACACTGTCTCTGGCTCCAGCACTGCCAAGGTACGTGTCTACGCCGTTAACTACAATGTCCTCCGTGTTATGAGTGGTATGGCTGGTGTTGCTTACAGCAATTAAGTTGTTTGCATAATCATTTGCATAAATTAAAAATAATTTAATACTATAAATTATTTTTTTTAAAAATACGTAAAGAAATTGATTAAAAAAATATAGCTAAGTTTATATAAAAAGTAGTATGAGTGAGTGTCCAATATGCATTGAAACCTATAATAAATCTATAAAGGCGAAAATATGTTGCAATAATCCATCTTGTAATTTTAATGCGTGCAAAACGTGTGTTCGCACATATTTAATGAATTCTACTGCGGATTTACATTGTATGAACTGTCGTAAATCCTGGGAGCAGGCCTTTGTTATTTTAAATTTAAATCGTTCGTGGTTTGTGAATACATACACTCCCCATCATAATGGATTATTGCTTGAACGTAATAAGTCCCTTATTCAAGAAACAATGCCGGAAGTGGACGCATATATGGAACGTAAACGTATTCGTCTTAAAAATGCACCAAAAATTAAAGAAATTAGAGAACAAATAACCGATAAAAACACAGAATTACATAATTTAATTCGTGAACAACGAAAAGATGAAGATGCAGCGCGAGCAATGTATTTTGATACATTAAAAGCACTTAGACAACAACTGGAAATAAAACGGGTCGATATTCATACTGAAATATATGAACTTCGTGAAAGTAAAACAGAATTGGAAAATGCGTGTGGTATTGAAGTCGGAGACAAAAAACGTTTCATTATGCCGTGTCAAAAGGCAGAATGCAAAGGATTCTTGTCCACACAATATAAATGTGGTGTTTGTGAAACACAATGTTGTCCTAAATGTTTAGACGTATTAACAGACGAAACAAAGGCCGACCACGTGTGTAATGAAGACACTGTTAAAAGCGCAAATCACATAAAAGCAACAACACGACCGTGTCCCAAATGCGGAGAACGTATTTATAAAACAGAAGGTTGCAATCAAATGTGGTGTACTGTGTGTCATTGTTCATTTGATTGGGTAACTGGTCGAATTGAAAATGGTACCGTGCATAATCCTCATTATTTTCAATTTTTAAGGGAAAATAATAATGGCGTTGTTCCTCGACAACCAGGGGACGACCCCTGTGGAAATTATTCTATTTTGTTAAATTATTGTGTAAATTATATTGGTCGATATTTATATTCGGATGACAATAGAAAAGTGCTCGATTATGAAAGCGAATATCACATACCTGCTGAATCTTTGTGTAATTTCACTCGATTGATTTCTCACTTTGAAAACGTAGAAATGACTAATGCGCGGCAAATTTTAAATGAATGTGAAAATCTAACAGAATGGCGAGTGCGGTGGATTGTAAAAGATATGTCTGAACAGCATTTTAGTTCTTATATAAATGAGAAAAACAAACGCCGGTTGAAATACACTGATTTATTATACATCTACGAACTAATTGTCAACGTCGGGAAAGACATTATTCAGGGTCTTTTGATGAAAATCACTGATAATAATATCAGTATTGATAATGTCGTATTAAAAAATAAGATAAAAAACACATCTATTGAGGTGTATATACCATTATTTAGAGAAGCATATGGCGAAATAGAAAAATTTATTAACTATTGTAACGATCAGTTTAAAGTTATCAGTATGTCTCATAATTGTAGTGTCCATCGTATTCTTTGCGAGCGCATTACTACAAGACGACGTTATTCAAATATTAGCGATTATCAAAATCACATATGTTATAATTTCAGAATTCGTTCGCAAAAATCGAATATTTCAGATGTAAAAAATATGATGATTCCCATCGAAAAACCATCGGAAAATACATCAAATGAAAAAACAGGTTAAAAATAACAACAATTATACCATTTTTTTACCCTGAACTCTACAATATGCCTTGAACGATGACATACTAAACACGCATTGTCATCAATACAATTAATACACACGGACCTACCACAATATATACAATTTGTTAATTGTATATTTGTTGTACACGAAAAACATTTTTTTGTTTCTAATCCTTGTGATACTTTTCTAGTCGATTTGGTTAACCCGTTTCTTCTTCTATTATATGGTTCTACATTTGAGTTTATATTTTCATTAGTCATACTTATATAATTGGATTAGAATTTATATAATTTTATAAAAACTAATATAAAGTGCAAAGCATTATATTATTTAATGTCGACACGTTATTCAACAACACAAAATGAATTATTACTGTCTAGTTTAATGAATTTTTACAATAATAAAAAACATTTGGATTCAATCATATCAATAATTAACGGCGAAGGGAAAATATCATTGCGCATTATAGATTGGTTTGTAACTAACTATGCAAAAGAAAAATATGTTGTATACACATTAAACAACAATCGTTTTAAGGTATTTCATGAGTACAAGTTAAAATTAAAAGCGTATTCAAAAAAACGTTTTGACCCCTTTTGTAGATGGGAACGTATATGTATTCCATATGATGACAAACACAATATGGAAACAACATTAGGACAACTTAATTTTTTCCGATGGGCTCTTGAAAACAATATTATAAAATACATTGAAGAAAACTATGATGACATAGAAAAGGATATGAATTCTAGAAATACAAATTCACGAAAAAAGAATGAAACAACTAGTGAAAATAAAACGCGGAAAAAAAGAGAGGAATTATCAGTTTCGGCGTGTAAATGCATAAAAAAAGAGAATGTTCACATAGTCGTTAAGTTTACATAAATTTTCCTATGAATTCTGTCATTTGATTTGTCCATAAATGAAAGTAAATTTTTTTATCCGATTCATCACTGAATTGATAATCTGTTTGCAACTGTAACATTCTTGCGGTATTGTGTTCAAAAAGCCAGGTTTTATGATATTTATCACATTGTTGAAGATATGTTAGTGGTATATCTTCTTCGCCATTTCTAGATCGCATTTTAATACGCTGATAGCATATTTCGGGTGATGCATCAATATATATAATACCTTCTATCGGATAATCTTCTTTGAAAATTTTATAAAATTCTAAATATATCTTATAATTAATATCTTCAATTTTTTTGTCGCTATGAAGCATTTTTGCGAAAATATTGTAATCCGCCTCTAATGAGCGCTCACAAATCATAACTTTTGCGTCTGGATTATCCTTTATCTTTTGTCTCATTTTTTGAATACGCGTTGCAAACGCCATAATTTGAAAGGAAAATGCGTATTTTTCTTGGTCCGAATAAAATTTTTCCAATACCGAATGACCTTCATCATCTTTAATATTTTCCCATACACTTGTGGGTTCCAACATAAAAATTACATACGGATTGTTTTTCAATCTACATTGCAATTCGTTTAACAATGTTGATTTACCGGCCCCAATATTTCCCTCAATCGACAATATTTTCATTTTATATTACACACATATAAAATAAAATAGCGAATCAATTTTAATATATTATCTTGGTTGGCTTATATTTTAATATATCATTTACAACCGATGTCGTTTTAAAATGCTCTTCGCTGTATATTTCTTGCAATAATATCCATTCGAATAATCCACCAATATACACATAAATATATTGAAATCCTAAGTTAATTAATTGGTTTGCTTTATTCATTATACTATTATCATTACAATTTTTTCCATAAATCACTATTTTTTTTGATTTAAAATCATAATTATCAATTAATTGATTAAATATTTCTTGTTCTCTATTATAATCCAATGTATTTAATATTAGACATTCTTGTTCTCCACTATTGAGAGTATTTATTATTAATGTGTTTGTATCATTAATACATTGCTGCATATTTTGATAATTTATGTATTGTATACTTGCCTTTTTCATAAAAAAATCAAGCATTTTTCTTGTTATTATTTATATGCAATTAGTATTTATATTTATACATGCATATAAAAATTGAATATAAAATGATTTTTATATAATATATATAGAATACAATGGATTTAAGACAGCAAAAGCTTACGAAAAAGGAATGGGAATCATTAGAAGTCCCAGTAAATGGTATGGAAAAAAACATTTTACAGATGATTGATAATGGCTATAATAAAACTGATATTTATTATAACAACAATAAATCATTAACATCGTTTTTGAAAATAGAACCCAATACTATTATACATCATTACTTATACGAGAAATATTTTAAAAAAGGTATTGATAAAATAAATAAAAAATATCATTTTGTATACGTTCCCGAAAAATCATCAAAGCTACAAAAATTAAATAGCAGTGATACAGTTAAAATACAAAATCTTGATGAAAACATAGATAGTTTTAAAAAGGTAATTTTCGAATATTTATTAATTGAGTTGTGCGAATATATATTAAAATATATTCATAAAAAGAAATCAGGTTATATTAGTTATTTATACAGTATTATACAAATAAGAAAATCATCCATTATTAATATTAATACCACCATATTGGATTATGTCGAAAAAGTCATTAATTTTGCCTCACCCAAAGTTACACCTAATGTTATTCTTCAAAATGCACATAATTATATTGAACGCAATGAATATTTATTGTCTTCTGAAGACAAAGTATTGTTTGAACACCAAAAAGACATATTTAATCTTTTTAAAACAGATAAACAACCCAAACTTGTATTATATTGTGCACCCACCGGTACAGGTAAAACATTGACACCCATTGGATTATCTAATCAATATAAAGTCATATTTGTATGTGTTGCTCGCCATATTGGATTGGCTTTGGCAAAATCGTGCATTGCATTGGGGAAAAAAATAGCATTTGCATTTGGCTCAGATACAGCTGACGAAATTCGTCTTCATTATTTTTCGGCTAGTTCACATTTCAAACACGAATTGGATGCAAAGGGAAGGTGTGTTTGCAAGAATCCAAAATGCCATAAAAATGGACAAGATATTAAATATAAAAACGGTTCTAAGAAAATCGATAACAGTGATGGGTCTAAAGTCGAAATAATGATTTGCGACGTGCGCTCCTACATTACATCTATGCATTATATGTGTGCTTTTAATAATAAGGAAGATATTATTACTTACTGGGATGAACCAACCATCACATTAGACAGTGAAACACACGAATTACACGACGTTATAAATAGAAACTGGTCGCAAAATAAAATACCCAATGTTGTGTTATCGTGTGCGACATTACCGAAACAAGATGAAATTAAAGATGTCATTGAAGATTTCAAAGGAAAATTTGAGGGTTCTACGATTTACAATATTAATAGTTATGATTGTAAAAAATCTATTCCGATTTTATCAAAAGCAAATGTATGTATGCTTCCTCATAATATGTATGAAAGCTATGAAGATTTACAGAAATGCGTTAAGTTCTGTAAAACAAATAAAACATTGTTACGATACTTTGATGTCGAACAAATAGTTGAATATATTTATTATTTACACGAGAATAAAATATTAGAAAAGGATTATATTATTGATAACTATTTTAATAGTATCTCAGATATTACTATGAATTCACTTAAAATTTATTATTTACAATGTCTTGAAAATGTTAAAGAAGAACATTGGCCAAACGCATTCAAGTATTTTAAATGCAATGAAAAGAATAAATTTTCGAAAACAATTACTCGAACAACGTCACTACCGGATAATCATATAAAACCCGGAGAGCCATTGCGTCGTACTCAATCTGTCTTTGATAATACGGTAAAACAAAAGTCGGGTATTTTATTTACAACCGAAGATGCTCACACGTTAACAGATGGACCCACTATTTATTTGTGCGAAGATGTAAGTAAAATCGGGAAGTTTTATATTCAACAATCGAAAATACCGAATCCTGAATTTCAAAAAATAATGGCAAAAATAAACAAAAATAATGATTTGACCAAGAAAATCGATTCTCTTGACGCTATTATAAAAAGCAAAGAAGAAGCAAAGGGTGACGAAGATAATTTTAAGGAAGCAACAGATAGAGAGAGCAAAGCAATCATAAATGAAATTAATAAATTGCGAAAACAAATAATGGTGATTTCTCTGGATTATAAATACATACCAAATACAACACAACACCAAAAAATATGGGTTGATGATGAAAACATTATAGAAAATGCATTTGTACCAAATATCGATGAAGAAAGTATCAAAAATATTATGTTGCTTAATGTGGATAATACCATAAAGGTATTACTAATACTTGGTATTGGTGTATTGATTGATGTTGAGCATAGCGATTACAATGAAATTATGAAAAAACTTGCCGAACAACAACGTTTGTTTATTATTATTGCTTCATCCGATTATATTTATGGCACAAATTATCAGTTTTGTCACGGCATTATTGGTAAAGATTTGGAAAAAATGACGCAACAAAAAACAATGCAAGCATTGGGACGCATTGGACGTAATCAAATTCAACAAACATATAGTATACGTTTTAGAAATGATGAATTTATTTATCGTCTATTAGAGGAACAGACATATAATTTAGAAGCTGTCAATATGAATAAATTATTTTCCACAACTATTTAAACGTATATTAATAATTATAATATTATGATTAATATCGATGAAACAATGCGTTTTTTTATAATGTCGCAATTTTCGAATGCATCTTCACCCTCTTTTCTAGTTATTTTGCTGGTGGTTGGGCATTATTTGATGTCTCACGATTTTCAAATTATTTTAAATAATATCAAACATTATTTAACAAAGCGAAATGCTATTGTGTTTGAAGGAACAAAAAGTATATGTCAGGGTTATAATGATATGCCGACAATTACAGCAAATTATTGTGATGAATTTGTGGCATTATTTGAATATATTATGGAAAATTCATTAGAAAATAATAGTATTAATGAGTTAAAATATATTTATAGCAATATTAATAAGCGAAAATGTTCATATCAAAGTAGTTTTGATAACAATGGAATTTACATTGTTGATCAAGGGCATAGTTTTAATGTATGTAAAAGTATTCAAGCACACGTTGATTTGGACGATTCAAGAGATGACGATGAGAAAAAATCAAATCAATCAAAATCAAATAAGACCACTACCATTAGAATTACATTATTTTCTTATGTAAATAGTGTATTAGAATTGAAAAAATTTGTAAAAAATATTTGTGATGATTATAAAAAACGAGTTGAAGATAAGCGAAAAGACAAAAAGTATTTATATTCATTAACAACATGTAAATTTGAAGAAGATGTATATGATTGTTGGAATGAAAATATATTCAAGAGCACTTGCAGTTTTAATAATTTATTCTTTGATGAAAAACAGTGTGTAAAAAATAAAGTGGACTTTTTTTCAAACAACGAACAATGGTATTATGATAAAGGCATTCCATATAGTTTGGGTATTGGATTATATGGTAGACCCGGTACAGGTAAAACATCGTTTATAAAAGCACTTGCAAATTATACTAATCGTCATATTATTACATTATCATTCAAAATACTGAAAACTGTAAAAGATTTGGACACCTTTTTTTATGAAAACGTTTACAATGGAGATAACAAAGACCACCCTATCGATTTTGATAGTAAAATAATCGTATTTGAAGACATCGATTGTGCATCCGAAATTGTATTTTCAAGAGACGAAAAGAAAAAAGATAATTTTATTTACTCTTCGTCAAGTGATGATGACGAAAATGATAAACGCAAAAAATATACAAAAATAAATGATTCGTCCGATGATTCAGTGAAAGTCAAAGAATTATTAAAACCGACATATGAAAATCCAATTACATTAGATGATATATTAAATATATTTGATGGAATCAAAGAAACCCCCGGCCGCATTATTATTATAACATCGAATCATTACGATAAATTGGATAAAGCCCTTGTCCGTCCCGGTCGTATAGATATTACAATGGAAATGAAAAATGCATCTAAAAATGTATTGAAAGAAATGTTTTTCCATTTTTTTAATAAGGAAATATCTTCTATTATATTAAATAATTATATGGAATACAGCGCAAGTCCAGCGGAAATCACGAGTTTTTATTTACAATGTAATAATAATATAGAAACATTTAATAAATTATTATTACCGGAATCTAACATTTAAACTTTGAGCTTAGGAGAACCGTAATGTCTACCAAATTTCATCCACAATAATATACTTAGTGTGAAACCGACCAAAAATCCAGCAGTACATTGATCAGGATGATCCCCCATAAATGGACGCGTCAAAAATGGACCTATAAAAAAGGTCAATAATGAGTAAAATATCATAATGGCGATTGATGTATTTGTGCTTAAATGCATGTTATATATTATATAACTATTAAAAAATTGTTATGTAATTACATTATTTTCAACAAATCAATTGATGTTTGAACTGGACCTTCACACCAACATTGATTTAAACTAAACGATTCTCCCACTATAAATAAATTTTTACGTAAACACATTATTTTTTTGTACATATTTTTCTCATTTACGTTTACATTCCAATAATGGACTGCATTTTTCCAATATACACGTTTTAAATATACGGGGTCTATTATTTTGTCATATTGTAAATTTTCTTGTAATAATTTTCGCAAAATAGGTTTTATTTTCTTTTCTTCCAACGTTCCCCAATAATCAGCAAAATACCAGTCACTATAACTGATTTGCATAAAACCATGTTTTTTACTAACAGGGATTATTTGACGTATTGGATTGTTTATTGTACTATGTTTGAATTTATGTATCCACTTATTTTCCGGTTTCGTCATATCATATTTTGCAAATATACGCGATAAACTAAACGACTCCACGCTGTTAAACATTTCCAATTCCTTTTCTTCGAAACTATTACATAATTTGAGTAATCCCTCCTTAGGTACAGCAAACACTAATTGTTTCGCTTTATATGTACTCCCATCACGCATCTTTAATACATAAAGATCTTTCGCTTTATAAAAAGAGAGACATTCGCTATTTTTAAATAACTCCACATCTTCTTTAATTGAATTATATATAGCTTGAATTAATGTATGATAACCTTTTGTGAAAATAAACATTTTATTACTGTTTAATAATTCATTTTCCATATTTGTTCTTGTTACAACGGAATTACCAACTCTAAATTCACTTGCATAACCATAACAAAATTCAATAAATCGCGTTTCATCAAACGACAGTACTTGTAAACATATTTGCTCCAATGTGTATTTGCGACAATAATCGTCCGTCTTTGTACCCATAAAAGCAAACACTTTTTTCAATAGTATCATATATTTTTCTGCTGTTTCCTTTTGTAATGGATGTTTACGTTTTTTACCATCATAATAATTCTTAAAATGACGTTTATTTTTTCCTAAGGGCACTTCCCTCGTTTCTATATTAAATTTATTTATCAACTCTAGCATATTTTTCTGGTATTCATAAACAACCGCTCCACCCGCTTCATATTTAATTTTTTCCTTTCTATGTTTTTGTGTTTTATTTTTCCCCAATGTTCTCTTTTTTTGAGATACATTATAAAATCGTGTATCCACCAGTCCACCTATTCGATTCGTTTTCTCTAATATACACATTTTTTTATCTGGATATTTCTCTTTCAAAAGACGCGCACTGTTTAATCCTGCAATGCCTGCTCCAATAATAATAATATCATACATATATTATTATTATAGATTTTATTACATATATTTTGTGAAATCAACGGCATAAGGATTTGATTGTAATGCGTTATTTAAATCACCTGTATTACGGTCTTTGTTTATTCCTGAATATAAACGATTATTGTTTTGTGCAGACACTCCCATATGCTGAGGTGTTGCCATTTGTGCGGGCATTGTTCCGTTTAATGCACGATTATTTTTCAACTTTGTGTCGCGATTGTTCTGGGCAACATTTACATGATGATTGGTTAATTTCATATTTCCAGGCACCATACGCCCCTGAATAGTCGAACTCTTAATATCATTGTTGCGCTGATTGTATTCCGCTTCATATGATTTCATTTCACGAGTTCCCGCACCAGCAGATGAATTACCCGCATAATAAAAATCTCCTGTCTTTGTACGTGAAGTATTACTTGCTTTATGCTCTGTCACTTCATATGCACCACCACGTTGATTGCGATTAATATTTAAATGGAATTTTGATTTTTCCATTGTTTCACGATGTGTAGTGGGTGCCTTTTGTGTAGGATCATAAATATATGTTTCAGATACGTGAGAACCCGCATTTTGATAAGGACGTAATGTGCCCACGGCATTTTCCTTTCGGGAAGGACGTAACACATCCATCACAGGAGCAATTGCCGCACTTACAGAATGACCGATTCCACCAAAATAATTGGTTTCATTATTGGTTGAACGATTGTTAGGATACGCCTTTTTACTTTTAATACCATAATCACCCTCACTGGCATTATTCTTTTGTTTTGCGTGAGCTGTTCCCATTGGAACAGGGCCTAAAGCAATATGACGAGATTTTTGTACCTTACCGGGTATATATTCACCACTTACTTGGTGACTTGCAGCACCTTCATATTCGCGACCAACTTCTTTACGATTTGTAAAACGGTCGGTTTGTATTGAGCGCATTGTTTCTCCTTTAACCGCACCACCCGTAGTGAACCAACGGTCTTGTCCGTTCTCATAATGACGGTCGGGACGATTCTTTTCGAACTTACCCATTTGACCGGGCTTTTTAATATTTGACACACCGGGACCCTCTAAACCAATTAATGAAACACCATTGGCTTTGGGATTGTTTGCAACACGTAAAGAATCAACATCCTTAGGCATCCACGATTCGCGATTCATCATACCAGAGTTATAACCGTCACCGCCAGTTGTTCCGTACTCCATACCCAAACCAGGGGCTACGCTTTCTTGTTTAAATGGATTCACATTCGACATTTTCATACTTTGATTTACGCGAGATTGATAAAAATCACTCTCATTGGGGGCACCGTGTGCCCATTGATAATTATCTTCCGGTGCAAACAATGGCGCTTGCTCTTGTTTATTGACACTTTGAGAACCCGAACCGGTGTAATTGTCTAAAATCGATTCGGATGTTTTATCTTCTAAATTAACTTCGTGAGATTTACTTCCAAAAAAGGGAACCATATTATTGTGTTCAAAGTAATTAGAACTCACAGAATCACCAGTCAATGACTTGAACTGTTCTCCACTAACTTCTGAGATATTTGAAACATTCTTAGGACGGTTAAGATCCTCTTGAATATTTCCAGTTTTCATTGATTGATTGAAATATTTATCCGTATAACTTCCCTGACTGTTATCATATTTATTTACGCGGGACAAATGCTCCGTTTGTTGTAATTCCTGGTCTAATGCAAGACCTTCGCTGGGATAATTTTGATTTCTCAAATTCGTATTTGGTAACTTGGAACTATAAAATCCTTCTTTCTTCTCTTTGTTTTTATTTTGTTTATTTACAAAATATAGAGAACCTAATGCAAATAGTGGGATAGCTGCTTCCATATATAATTATAATAGGTATATAAAATAATTATATAATTTATTTGTGTTTATCTTTTACTAAAATACGCGAACTACTATTGTTTTCGAAAGTTTTTTCTGTGTGTGCTTGAGGATTTTCGAATGGCAATTCCCAGCGATTTTGTTCTACGTCTAAATAAGTCCACCCTGGATGACTTGCGCGGGTCTGATCAACAAATGATTTTTCAACACTATGACTATGGGGTAAGGTAAATGTAGAATGGTCCTTATAGTTGTTTTGATTTACATTGTCGCGATTATATTTACGACTCATCCCTTTTAAATCGCTTTCTAAATCAACACCGTTTGTGCGATTATTTGCACCCCATTTCTCTAATCTCATATGGGGGTCTTCCATAAATGGTAGATTTTCTCCTGGACCTGGAGCATTTAATTGATATCGTCCTGTAAATGTACTTTCTTGTAATTGCTTTTTTATACGAGCATCATCATCATGAAAACGTGTAAATGACATCTAATTAATATATATATTTATAATATTTTAAACCATTATAGATAAAAAATATAATTATTTCTAAACGACTACAAAATCAATGATTTATTTGCTTAATATTTTTCGTGCTAACTTATTTTTCAGTGGTGTAAATAACTTCATTTAATTCACTTGTTTTACATATACCAAATGATTTTCGATGCATACTTGTAATACCATATTGTCTTATCCCATCCATATGCACTTTTGCACCATAACCCACATTTTTATGTATGTTATAATAGGTTTTCAATAAAGGATATTCTTCACATAAGTCGTAAATGTCTTTATCACGACCCGTCTTAGCTAATATACTGGCAGCAGCAATTCCAACATATTTACCATCCCCTTGCTTTACGGTAATGTGGTCGATTTGTGTACCATCGCTTGTAAAATATGGATTGAAATAATTCCCATCTATTACCAATAGGATTTTACTATAATCCAAATTATTATTTGTTATATTTTGTAAATATTCAATTGAACTGTCAATACATTTATGCATTCCCAACATTACAGCTTGTAATATATTTACTTCATCTATAATAGTATTCGATAGTGATGCAATATGATAATGTAAAGCGTTTTGTTTTATATTTTCACTTTCATTATACAGTTTTGTTTTGCTTGTAAACTTTTTACTATCCTTGATATTTGAAATGTCAAAATTACAATGTTTAGGTAAAATTGTACTTGCTACAACTACATCACCAAACATACATCCTCTACCCACCTCATCTATACTTATTTCATAAGTATATTTATTTTCACCATAACTATACTGCAACATTATATTTATTGTTTAGATATAATGTTGTATAAATCAATTTTTAACGTACATCTTTTTTTATAGCAATATAATATATTAAAATGAAATTTAGTTTAACACCAGTTTTATTGTTATTGGTAATTGTAGTTGTTTTAGTTATATCTCTCTTTATCAACCAAAAAACACCAGAGGGATTTTCAACATACAATTATACAGATAACGAAACAAATAAAGGTCAAAATTATACAATATTAACTTATGATGGTGATAAGGCCGTTACAAAATTGTACGATAACTTGTATTTTGATAAGTCAAATCGCAACTTTATTGAAGTTGTTTCCGACGAATACAAACTAAGTGACCTTGAAGGCAAAACAGAAACAGAAAAACAAGAAATGTTAAAAGCATACACTTCCATTAATATTATTTATAATGGTTCTACAACAAATACAGTACAGGCCACTACTGATGCTGATTCAGGTGCATATGAACCGAATATTGCAGAAGACCGCAATAGTTTGAAAACGTTCGTTGATGGGTCAAACAAGTTTTACAGTTTTGCTACTACATTGGAACATTCAAAATATATTGTATGTGTTCACGAACAAAATGATGAAACATTAGTGCACATTGTAGACCCCACCGCGGCTGCACCAAAACACCTTATTACTTACTTATTTAATAAAAATGGTCTTTTTGAACATAAATTCTTAGGAGCAAGTATTATTCCTTCCGAAACATCTACTCCCATTGAAACAATGGAAACATTGAGCGGAACTATTTTACCTCTTTATAGTTCAAACAAATTACTTTCTGAAATCGTTGCCGGAGAACTTTATCTTGATATGTCCAATTACAATTTAATCAAAGTATCTGCAGATAGCAAACTTGAAGTATCTACTGTTGGTGGAAAAGATTTTAATATTACCGATGACGCTAGTCACGATGAAAGTTTGATTACAAGCAAAGTTGGTTTATCCGAAAATTTCATCGTAAAACATTTAGGAGCTAAACCTGGAATTGTTGCTTTTACACCATCGGGTGCTTATTGTTTAATGCTTGATTCTACATTTAATTTGGGAAGCTCATTGTATTTTAAGAAAACAACAACCACAGAAACAACTGGTTCTCCTACCACTTCAGAAAGTAGCAGTTCTGCCGATGATACACCTATAGTATCTGCTGAATATACCAAATTTGTAGAACTTTACAATCAAATGACCAAGAGTGATACCCCCTTTTCTACAACATCTAGTGATTATATTTTAAAAACAGAAGTTGTACCTCCTGTTTGTCCCACTTGCCCTAGTTGTGCAGGAGATTGCAATAGTGTATGTTCTACTTGTGGTGGTAATGGTGGTTCCGGTACAACAAATGCAAATGGCGTTTCATTAAGTGGCGATTCTACTTCTTCCAGAACAACAGATGAAAATGGTAATGTTATTATTAGAACAATTGATAGTGCCGGTAATGCCGTTATTAAAATTATAGATAGCACAGGTAATATTACAGTGAAAACCATTGATACTTTGGGAGAAGTTATAGAAAAAACAGTTGATAGCACCGGTACTGCTTTGAATAAAATAGGAACTGGTGTTGAAACAGCATCCAAAGATATTTATAAGACAACAGGGAATGTTGCTTCTACCGTAGGCACTACCGCACAAACCGTCGGTACTGATTTATATGATGGTGCCGGTAATTTGATTTCCACCGCTGGTTCTACCGCACAAACCGTCGGTACTGATTTATATGATGGTGCCGGTAATTTGATTTCCACCGCTGGTTCTACCGCACAAACCGTAGGAGGAGATGTATATGATGCTGCGGGTAACATTGTCTCGGGTGCTGGAACGGCTGTTTCTACCGTTGGACAAGGTATTTCCACCGTAGCACAAGATTTATATGGCGGTATTAAAAATTTGGGTTCAGGTGCTAGTCAACCCGGTCAACATAATCAAATGAATAATCCATATGGTCGTTCTTCTTATGGAGGACCAGGTGGTTCCGGTTATGGTGCACCTGCGCAAGGTGATGTCAATGTTCCACAATTCGGACCCGATTCCCGCGTTTCTTATGAAAACAGCGTGTCTAATTATGATTACTATGGGGCTCTTCCCGCAAAACCAAGTAATTATGTTGCTCGTACATCAGATTTCAGTGCGTTTGGTAAATAAATATTCGTTTAAAACTGCATAAAAATAAATTCATTTAATATAGTAAATGGTATTAAATGAACGCCAACAAATAACCAGTCAAATTAAAGATATTATTTTAAATTTTGATAGAATTTGTCAAGATGTAAATCATAAAAAAGGGATTTACATTTATGGTGCTCCTGGTTGTGGTAAAACATCATTTGTCGAAAAAATCATTAAAGATTTAAATCACGATATGATAAGATATGATGCCGGAGATATAAGAAATAAAAATTTAATTGAATCATTAACATCCGACCACGTGGCCAGCCAAAATGTGTTGGATATGATGCGTGGTGTTAAACGTAAAATCGTTATTGTAATGGATGAAATCGACGGCATGAATAGTGGGGATAAAGGGGGGATTAGTTCATTAATCAAATTAATACGTCAAAAGAAAACAAAAAAACAAAAAGGCGAGCAAAAAACAAATATACCTATCATTTGTATTGGCAACTATTTTATGGATAAAAAAATCAAAGAATTAATGAAAGTATGTAATATTTTTGAATTAAAACAACCCTCTACAAATCAAATAAATAGTTATTTGAAAAAAGAAATACCCGAATATAAAACGTTTACAGATAATATGAAAAAAACCGCATTGAATTATATTCAACAAGATTTGCGAAAAATGAAAATGTTTAAACAAATTTATACAAATAATAGTGCATTAATGAATGAGACGAGTTTCAATAAAATATTTCAAAAAAAACACTATAATGATGATGCAAAGAAAATTACTCACGATTTATTTAATAACAATGTTTCTATTGATAAACATATACAATTTATGAATGAGACCGAGCGCACTATTGTTGCATTGCTATGGCACGAAAATGTAATCGATAATATATCGAAAAACAAGGATACAAATAAATGTATTGATTTTTACAATAAAATATTAAATAATATTTGTTACGCGGATTATATTGACCGCATTACGTTTCAATACCAAATTTGGCAATTTAATGAAATGAGTTCATTGATGAAAACTTTTTATAATAATAAATTATATCACGATAATTTCAAACATAAACAAATTCCATATACAGATAATATACGATTTACAAAAGTATTGACCAAATATTCTACTGAATACAATAATAGCGTTTTTATTACAAACCTTTGTTTAAAACTTTCGATGGACAAAAAAGATTTGTTTACCTTTTTTCAGGAAATGCGTAAGAAATATGGCGATGTAAGTAAACACGAAAATCTCAGTCGTCTTGAAAAAAGATTAGAAGAATATGATATATGTCGTTTGGATATAAAACGGATATATCGATATTTGGATAAAAATATAAAAAAAGATGACCCGACTGAGTTAATGGACTAACTATTATCATTATAATATATTATAATATATTATCATTTTACACATCCGATTCATTAAGCGTCAGGATCAATATTTGCCTTTACACTCGGTGTTGACAATGGTTCTTCTATTTTATTAGACATTTCTAATTTAAGTATTTCTAATTCCAATTCTTTGTTTTTTATACACAATGAATTGTACTCACCTTCCATTTTATAATATTTATCAGCAGATACAAGGTCCTCGTTTTCTTTGTATTTCTTATTTTCTTCTTTTAATGTTTCATTTTCATTTTTCAATAATCCACACTTATTTTCAAATTGCGTTTTTAAATGGTCTAATGTTTGCATTTGCGTTTGGAACACACTCAATTGTTGTTTTAATTGACCATTTTCTTGCTGATGCGTGGATATTATATTAATAATATCCTGCTGATTAAGTTCCTTATTTTCGCCATTTTGTGTTACAATCAATGCTGGCTTTTTATTGAATTGCTCTATTAAACTCGCGTTTTGTGATTGCAATGATTGAATAATGTTTACTATTTCTCCACGCGTCAAATCTTTACGCCCTTTACCAGACATATCCATTACAATGCCTGTCGGTTGGTTATTTAACTCTTCTACGTGTTTTGCTTCCATCTCTGCTCTTTTTTTCTTTATTTCTTCTGTTTGTTTTAATACTTCCGGCTTATTTTTGGGCAATCCCGCATCATAATTGTTCAATAAATCATCTATGTCTTCCATAAAAAACTTCTTTATGTCCGCCTCTGATGATTTTCGAATAAATGTATCCACCGTTTTGGGTGAATCCTTCATAAAATCTGGATGTGGGTTTTTTAACATTTCACGTTTATCAAACGTATTATGTTCGTGCGAAAATACTAAAATTGTTTTTAGTGGATCTAATTGCACAAATGGTATTGTATAATCTTTCAAAAATGCTCGCTCCTCTGCCAGTGCGGCATCGTCTTCATAACGAGTTTGTTCTAACAACTCCTTCTTGAAGGCAAAAGTACCTGCGGTTGAATGATTTGGGCCATATGGACCACACTGAACCATTCTATTTAACGACTTGAAATATATATAAATCTCACTCGAACCCGCACATAAGGCCTGCGGAGCCCCTTGTAAGGTTTCCACCGCGTGCTCTACACGTTCGGGAGGATAATAATCATCATCATCCATATACACTATAAATGACCCCTTTGTCTTGGTATGCATAAAATTACGCTTTGCTCCTAAATTCATTTTTTCAACCGCAAAATACTTGAGATTTGTAATTTTTTCCTTTGAAAGTATATCCTGAATATTATCTGTGCCGTCATCTACAATAATCCATTCCATACGATTTTTTGGATATGTTTGATTTTTATAACATCGTATCATGTTTTCAATAAATGGTCTGCGATTAAATGTTGGCGTACATATACTTACAAATGGATAGTACTTTTTTTTACCGGGCATATATAAATATATAAAAATATATATTTATATATATTTTGAACGATTTGATTATTTTTATTTATTCATTCTTTACATTTGTTTCTCCTCCCCGCCCTCTGTCCGATGGTGTATATGTTATCCTTGTCTCATCATTTCCAAAAATAGAACTTACCGTTTTTCCGATATTTCCAAAAATAGAACTTGTCGTTTTTCCGATATTTTCAAAAAATCCTGTATTTACTTGATTTTCGGATTCTTTACACGAATCATCTTTTTTCTCAACTTTTTGATTATATTTTGTTTGAACACTACTTCCCACTTTAAATATTTCATTATAGGCATCAAAATTTTTACATCTTAGCGAATTGTGACCATTAAAACGCGTTTGTATTTTTGTTGCATATATAGCTTTTCTATATACGTTTTTCTCATCATCAATTCTCGCAATAAAGTTTTTTATTGAACTTAATTCATTGAGGTTTGATCTACCAACTGGCCATATTATATTGCCTGTATTTGTTCCAATATTAATTTCACCAATTGTATTAACATCTACAGTACCTTGGTTATAAATGTCATCCTGTGTAATTTTACCATCTTTATAAATTGCAGAACTCCACTTACCGTTACTGTCGTTACGTACTAAACATCTTACTTCTTGTTCTTCATTCTTAGATGATAATATATCTTTTATTAAGTTGTTCCATTTCTCACTGCGCCACGCAAACCAAAATTTAAAATAATTACTCGCTTTTGATAGTGTAAAATTCACATAACTGTTTATTTCATCTTTCAGTTCTTTGTAACACTTTCTGCTTAATGCTTCTCTATATTCTTCTAATGCTTGTTTATTATCGTCATTTGGTATATCAATATAGTTATAAATAACTGATTTTTCTTTAATCCCTAAAAGTGATAAAAATATATCTACCTTAAAATATTCAGATGAAAAATATTTGTTTACTATAAGGACACACGTTATAAAAATAATAATTGATAATACTTTAATAATTATTTCAGCAAGTAAATCGTCTTTTATAGACCCATTTTGACATTCCTGAATCGTATAATAACAAAAGAAGAAAACAATTAACAATTTAAAATATCTAAATATTACATTAGATACACTGAATCCACCTGAATTATTTTCTTTGTCCTCGTGGGTACGTACATCTTCAATGTCTATATCTTTATAATATTGGGTTTTTTCTTGTATATTAACTTTACTCATAATTTAATATATAAACATATTAAATTATATATTTTATTTGCGTAAATACCATTTATTGATTCGTATCGGACATTAACTTGTCAATAACATTTTGATATTTCAATTCAAATGTTTCGTGTCGTTTTAATTCACAATATATATCTATACGTTCTTGCAGTTTTGTTTTTCCAAAAACAGGTAAACAATACTTCATTAATATTTTAAGTATATTGTCTTCTTCTAATGAAAGCGTTGATAATAATATATTAAATGGTATGGATACCAAATATATTATAACTGTAAATGGTGTTAATACAAATAAAGTAAATAAAACAATCAATAATATGATAATATTCACAATACATACTATTGTTGTCCAAATAATCCAAACAATTAACATGCTTTTGGCCGCATCTGGTGTTTCTGGTACCCAAAATGGGGTCTTGGGCACAACTTCATCTAAATGCGCCGCACTGCACATTTCTTGTAGTGGACTTTCGGTGGGTTTTTGCTGTTGTACTGATTGTTGGTTTGTTATGTCTGGTATGTCTGTTTGGTTTGTAAGATTACCCATCATATCTCCAAAATTAAATCCACCGGTTTGTGTTCCATCACCGCCACCATTTAACATATCAATTACTGAATCATTTTTGTTACCTTTCACATTTTCATAAATACCCATAAAATATTCAATTAATATTGATATAATTACACCCAATATGTATAATCCTAGCATATTTGCAGGAAATTCACCTTTTAATCCACCAATAAATGTATCTTTAATGGCTTCTCCAGACCCATAAACTAGTTCAAATATTAAAAAGAACAAAATAATAAATAGAGCGGCATTTGAATAAAAATATTTGGCAATAGTACGTGAAAAAGGAAACTTTGATGGACCTTTACTTGCTTCTCCAAATGGTAATACACCAATATTTCCCAAAAATACATTAGGCATATATACCAATAAAAGCCAATGTATATATTCACACGCCTTAACCGGTCCCAATAATATAAAATAAATAATTGTTATAAAGAACTTTTTTATATATTCTACACCTTTTGATAAACCTTGACTTGCTCCTTCCTTCATTTCTTTCATATCCATTCCTCCATCATTTCCACCCGACATTTTTTCTGAGCTAGGAACATCACAAAACATATTTACTAATCCGTCTAAATTAATAAATGGGTCAAAATTAACACGATCTCCATAATCATTATCACCTGACTCGTGTTTTTTCGGTTCAAATTCACCATTTTCATTTTTTTTAAAAATATTTAATACCCCTTCTCCATTTAACTTGCTACTATTATATTCACTATAAAACGTTACAAAATAAATTAAGTAAGTAAATACAAAAGAAAACATCAAACACAACATATATTGCAATTTATTTTTTACGTAATTTACATCATTTACAAAATCCTCTGTACCAACTTTACCCGTTAATAAATATTTGATGTCCTTGAAAAATGCGCTCGCATTTTTTGTACGTATGGAAAAATCTTCATCCTTTTCCCGTTCTTGTTCATATTTTAATGCTTCTTCGGAATGAGCATCATCTTCATTCTCTGTTACAGTATTGTCATCCTTCTTTTTTTTCTTTTTATTAAATTTTATTTTTTGCAAAGGATGTGTACTAAACGTCCTAACAATACCAAACGCGATAAACCCTATCATAAAATTAAAAATATCACACATAAATTCAAGAAAATCAACTAAACTATCACGTAGATCAGAAATATTAAATTTTTTTTCTTTTGTTTTTTCATCATCTTCACCATATGCTTCTTCAAAATGTTTATCGTCACCCCCTTCGTAATCATCTTCTTCATCTGCTTCATAAGGTGGTATTCGAGCAATCATTGGACGTGGACCAAATCCCTCTACTGATTTTTTCTTTTTCTTTTTTCCTCCTTTGGATTTTTTGTCTTCTTTATGTTGATGAATATTTTCAAAATTTTCGCTATTTGTAAAGTTTTCAAACGATTTATCCTTTTTAAGTTTTATCCTTTTTAATTTATCAACCAATGCATCATTTTGAAAACCTTCTTTATCATATTTTTTTAAATGTTTCCAAACTATATTATTATCATTCATTTATATATAAATCATATAAAAATAAATGCAAACTAACGGGCATACATTAAACCACAGTTACCCCCTATAAACGATAATACATTGTATCGTTCCTCGAACAATGTTAGATTATAATTATAATCATATAATTGATAACTCGATTTACGTGTTCCTATTGGATTGCCCTGTAAATCACATATTACATCATAACGAGAATTTACTAAATCAATATCAGGTACATGTGTAGTTAATTCTATCTCAATTGTTTTAATATTACTCATATTAAAAGCGCCAGAAGGTTGATAATCATATGGATTTGTATTTAAACAAAAATTATAACAATATAACCCCTCTTCTGCCGAACCACCCGTGCGAACATATTTTTCAACATAATCAAATACACCTCTGTTTTGCATATTTTCTCGGTAATCCCCATTCATTAATATGCCAAACGTTTCCAATATTTCCTTTCTATTTACAGATTTAAAAGTACCCGTTACATAATAACCTGTATTACGCCCATCCGCAGGATCAATTGCTGGACCATAATTTTGAGGAATACTATTTACTGGTATTAAATTTTCAATATCACGAGGTGCTAATTCAATATCCCCCGGTTGTGTAAAATAAGGCCAATTGGTATAATTAGACCATTCATTTCTTAAATGTACGTCATTGCGACGCATAAACCACATCCAATTTGATACCATACCATTTGTTTGTACTTTTAATTTTCGCGTTCCGGTGACATTTTCATAACTATGTTCGTGCACTTCTTTGATTAAATATACCTGATCTTCTAATGCGAATTTCTGTTGCTCCTGTTTTGATAGAAAACAATATGTAGACATTAAATGTATATCAGCATTCCAAGTGTTTATTTTATTACCATAATTCGCCGAATCTAAAAATACATTCGGGGGTGTTTGCAAAAAGCGATAGATTTGAAAACGATTCTCATTTAAATCGGGTTTTACGTATGGATAATTATAGGTTGCGTCGAATATATCACGCACTTGAAACAATTCTTGTATTGGGCGCATTGTGACACTTATTTCTATTTGATTATATTGCAAACTTATTAACGGTAATGGACATTTGCTATCTAAAGAAAACCATGTATTTAATGGTATATATAGCGTTTTACCACGTATTGAGGGTTCAGAACCCACTGCAGTGTTTCCGGTATAAAATGCCGATGGATATGTATTGGCACGTCCATTTACATTTGCCGGATCATATAATTCAGGTACATTTCCACTCATTACATTAAATAAATCCTTTTTTTCAGCACTAAAATCTCTTTCTACCAAGGCATCCAAATATTCTCCACTATATTTTTGTAATGTTTGAGAACCACAAGATATGACTACCTCCTTTATCATATGAACACCTATTTTTCTAATCCATTTAAATTCGTAGGGTGACCACTTCTGATTCGTATCCACAGTGGGATGATATATTGGGCTCCATATATTGGGTAATGTAACCGATAAATAAGTATCCATTAATAAATCAGCATATCGTGGTATTTTAAATGTAAATTTCGATTCCTCAAATGGACGCAATTCACGTAAACCATCATAATCAATGCGAAACTTCTGTAATCCAAAATTACTATATTTTGAATATGCGACTTTGAAAAATGTTTTACTTGGATTTCCATTTAATATTATATTATTTGCTCCTTCTGCCTTGAAATTTAGTAATCCTCCAGCCATATATTATATAGTTTTATTTTATAATATATTTATATATTAAATATGGAATATTATAAAATCATCATATTAATAATTACTACATTTATTCTACTTTACGTGTTAAATGATTTATATTTAAAATATGTCTCTACAAGAGAATCTTTTATTATGAACACTCCATCCGGAGAATATAAAGACATAAAATACAATACGAATCATGGAATTACCAATTTTAATGGGGATATTATGATGCCAATAAATCAATATATTGTCAAATCTAGCTATAACAGTGCTATTAGTGGTAAATTTGTTAGTATTGATATGTTACGCTTTGTTTTATCCCGCGGATGCCGTTTTCTCGATTTTGAAATAGTTTTTATACAAGATAAGCCATATGTTGCCCTTACAACAGACCCACAATATACATTATTGGATACAGATAATAAAATATTATTGACCGATATTTTAACCGCAGTAAATAGTTTTGCTTTTACCAATCCATCACCATGTCCCAATGACCCTATTTTTATTCAACTTCGCGTTAAAAGCGATAATGAACGGGTTTACACCGAAATCGCAAAGTCAATTGATGTGGCATTAAACTACCGCTTATATAAACAGGAATTAAATCCTAATACAACATTCAATGATGTAATGGGCAAGGCAGTTATTATTTTTGACAATGACATTCACCCACAATACAAAGAACTTAGTGCTTGTGAAAATCCAAACAGCGATACGTGTTATGATTTAACAAAATATGTAAACTTAACATCAAATTCAAGAATGTCAACAAAAAGAAAATATTTGGAATTTTTAGAAACAAAAAAAGGGACAATACTCACTGTAATGGAAGACAATACGGTAAACGTTGATTCATTAACAATTGCTGTACCTGAATATTTTAATTCAGCCATAGAAGATAATGTTTTCACTTCGAGTGATGTTGCACACCCAAATATTTATACATATACAGATAACTATAACGTACAAATGTTATGCTATCGATATTATATGCGCGACGAGCAATTAGATATATGTGAACAGTTTTTTGCTCAACATAAATCTGCGTTTATTCCTTATTATATAGCATTGGCGTTTATTAAACGTATTCAACAATAATTATATAGTTATTATATATAATTATGAATAAAGAAATCAAGAAATATCAGAATGAAATGTGTAATAACAAAATGTCATTTCAAGAATGTGAATTAGCTATTTTGCGTCAAGCTGTTGACCAAAGTGAAACTATACAGAAGAAAAAAATGGTAAATAGCGAAAACATTAATTCTATTATTAAGGTCGTCGAAGATTTTTTAAAACGTAAAAAATTAGTTTGTTATGGTGGTACCGCAATCAATAACATATTACCCCCCGACGCACAATTTTATGATAGAGATATTGAAATACCCGATTATGATTTTTATAGTCCAAGTGCTTTAGACCACGCTGTTGAATTGGCTAATATATATTATAAATTGGGTTATAATGACGTTGAAGCAAAATCAGGTGTTCATAAAGGCACGTTTAAAGTATATGTCAATTTTATTCCCATTGCAGATATTACACAAATACACAAGGGTTTGTTTGATGCCATTTCAAAAGATGCCATTACTATTATGGGTATATCTTATTGTCCTGCTGATTTTCTTAGAATGAATATGTATTTAGAACTATCTAGACCCATGGGAGACGTTTCTCGTTGGGAAAAGGTTCTCAAACGTTTGATTTTATTAACAAAATATTATCCTATGAAACCTAATATATCTTGTAGTACCATTGAATTTCAAAGGAAAATGAAATCTTTTAAAGAAAATGGAGAACTTTTACACGATATTATTCGCGATAATCTTGTTAGGCAACAAGTCGTGTTTTTCGGTGGCTATGCTACATCATTGTTTTCTCGTTATATGGATAATTCAACTACAGTAGTAAAGCGAATTCCTGATTTTGATGTATTAGCAAATGAACCAGAAAAGACGATCAACTTTTTAAAAGAACACATTGTCCAGAAGGGTTTCAAAAATGCAAAAATAATTAAACACGGAGCCGTTGATGAAATGATATCCGAACATTTTGAACTCCAAGTAAACGGAGAAAAAGTATTATTTGTTTATAAACCCGTTGCATGCCATAGTTACAATAAAATATTAATAAATAATCAAAAAATAAAGATTGCCACTATTGATACAATAATGACCTTTTATTTGGCATTTATGTATGCCAAATTACAACACTACAATAAGGAACGTTTATTATGCATGGTTAAATATTTATTTGATGTAGAAGCTAAAAATCGTTTATCGAGTAAAGGATTATTAAAACGTTTTTCCATTCATTGCTATGGTAAACAGAAAAGTATTGAAGAAATACGCGAAGACAAAGCCGAAGCATTTAAACGCTTAGTCAATAAAAAAGACACCCAAGAATATAAAGAATGGTTTTTAAAATACAATCCTGCTAGTGGAAAAATCACCAAAGCAAAACATTCAAGAAAAGGAAAGAAGAGAACAAAAAAATCAAAAAAACTATTTAATAAAACACGTAAAAATACCGACTTTTTATATTAAGTTTCACATTGGATATTACAACTCTCTGTAGTTCGAAGACAATATTCGATTTGATATCCCAACGTGTATCGAGCCACTAAACTACACACTTTATGTTTTTCTATATTGTCCTCGAATACTATATTTTTATTCATATAATCGAATATATGATTAAAAACACCCGAAAATGCATTTAAAATATCATCGGTTTGTTTTATACTTTCATACTCTTCCATAATACCTTCGTCTATTATTTCTTTCATTTTCGACATATTATCTACCAGTTCTTGATAATGTCTTTCCTTGTCCAATGAATAATGAATAGATTGTTCTTCAATATACAATAACCCATCTACATAATCTCCTTCTTCCTCCACAGTATCTATATGTTCATTTTTAGATAAAAAACACGCATTACAATATTTGTCATCTTCTGGGAGGTCATCATCTACATAGCAACCGCACGATTTCCATATATATATAGGTTTGTGTTCTTTATACGTTACAAGTTCACTAATATCACTACTACTTTGTATACCAAACCAAAATTTACCTTCAATATCACCTGTGTAAAATCTACCCATATTTGTTAATAATAATAATGTATTATTATTAAGTATTTTACATAAATATATCATTCAAATGCACCTATACACTATTGATGTAAAGCACAATGTAAATATCATTTGTACTATTTGTGTTATTGAAATCACCCAAAAATCAATGGAACTAGGAGATAATATATTACTTTCTGGGTATCCGTTATCTATAAACGCAATCAACATTAAATCCTTTGTAACTGCTTTTACATAAGATTCTTCACCCATAAATTCTACTATTAGATTGTCTATATTTATTAAAAACTCTCCTGTCAAACAGTTCAAAATCAAATCTGTTATTGAACTCATTTCTATAAACAATGTGTATGTAAATGTTGGAATTATAAACAAGCATACAGAATTCACTATCATTGTAATACGCAAATAATTATTGTTTGGTATTATTGTACTACTTGAATATTGACTTACACTTGTGGTTAATGAATCCCAAAATGAATTCATTCTAGCATATAATATTAAGTAATATGCAACTGCAAACCATTTATTTATTTGATCAGAATTATTTGGACATACATTATTGTCTTGTATTAAGTAATAATTATATATATAATATGATGGACCAATCACCTGAGCAAAAAAACAACACAAAGCATAAATATAGTACCAATTACTGGAATCAAAAAAATCAAACGCTTGTACAATAATTTCAAAAAAATTAAATGTACCTAATGACATACATTTGTTACTAATATGAATATTATAATGCTGTAATTCACTCCACATTTCTCGTTTAAATCCACTTGGAAATGTATGAAATCCTAATAATGTATATATATCAGGTGTTTGCAATTCCCAATCATCATTGTTTAATATATATTTATTGTATTCTTCCAAACTTTTATTTAATAAACTAAATATAGAATCATTGTGCAACTCTTGATAGAGTGTTTCTTCTTCAAATACAGAAATAAAATATTGTTCATTTTCAATATATTTTTTTATTAATAAATCATTTCCTCTTTTCATGTATTCTTCCACATTTTCAATATATTTTTCTAATGCCAATGATAAAACTGACAATGAATCATTATTTGAATTAAGCACTTGTGTTTGATAAAAATTAGAAAATAAATCAGAAAACCATTTTGATATGTTTGTTTTTAATTTATGTCTCTTTTTATATTTCTTTTTTTTAATTAGATCAATTCTATTGTTGTTATGTATTTTTGTATATTCCATTTCTTGCATTCTACATAAATGATTATTGTCATATATTTTATTAAATTCTTCGTTTAATTCATCATCATCTTTTTTTATAACATCATTACACAATGATGTCGCTCCTAATAATACACACTTACTTATTATTTCATCACATATATCATTTATTTTTCTCTCTTGTCTTTCAAATAAATAATAAATATCTCCATTAAGAAAATATTCATCACGTAGTTCGTGTATATTTATTGGTGTGTAACCTTTTACCATATCATATGTACGATGTGTTATTTTTTTTATCCATTCATATGCTTTTACATCTTTACAACGATTATTATTATGACCATATTTCCATGTGTGTAATACTGATTCTTTATTAGGCGTATCGTAATCAACATCATAATTTACAGAAATTACATTATACCATATGTTAATGTATTCATCAAACTGTTTTGACATATTTAAATAATTTGCATCATTATTCTCTTTCATTATGCTATCACAACCTTCATATACTTCAAAATCAACCAATTCACCATTTTCATTTTGCACTGTATGGATATAATCAATATCACCCCAATCTTGAATTTTAAAATCTGTTTTATACATAGTAATACGTGTTTTTTCTGTTATTTTATATTCTTTATTTAAATCAATCAAATCTGAATTATTATTTTCTATTTCAATGCACGATTTTTCCGAAAATGGTTTAACTCTTTTCAATAATATAGACGTATTATTTTTATATAATCCTATTTCGCTTATTATATAATCATTGAACTTTAAATATGGATTTAATCCTAAGTTCATAAATAAATCTACATTTTCATCTTCATCTTCGATGGTAATCAAATGGAATTTACTTAATGTAAGTTCTCGAAACGATAAATTTATTTGTCTAATTTGTTTTATTTTTTTTAAAAATATAAACAAACCATTTGTATGAATTATTTTTGCTTCATCATATTTTTTTGGTATACTTATAGTGACTTCGTCATTATATTGTGTTGAATTTACATTTTCCATTAGAGATAAAGGTCTAACACTTTCTTTTGTTTCAACTACAATGGTATTTTCCAAATTCATTTATAAATTTTATTCATATTTTATAGTTCTGACAAATACGCCGCTAATTTTTGACTGCAATAAAACACAGCACCAAACAATACACTCTTAAACATAATTCCATTTACATTTATATTTCCATCACTGCTTAATATCGGCAAAAATGTAAAGTGATTCCATATTAACTTTCTGAATGCTGCCGTTTGAAATATAAAAAATAATATAGCAACATACACAGCCAATTGTATTTCTTCTAAAATAATATCTATCATCTTTTTCTGGTGTTTTTCTTTTTCATATGCGCGAACTTTTCGCTCTTCTTGATCATAACTATCCAAATAATCGGGCACATTTTTATTCGGAATATAATTTTGCTGTATGGTTTCATCTTGTGTATATACCGAATTATCCATCGGAATATCACGCGATGGTAAATCTTGCTTCTCTTGTACACTTATCATATTTCTATAATTTTCGGACATTTCATCTTGAAAACGTACGTTTTTTTGAGCAGGACGTTCTTGATGTACCGGGTTCTCCATTATTGGATTTTTTTCAGATATTCCATAGGGATTGGGATGTATATTTATAGGAGTATACATCGATTGATCCTGATTTGACTGTTCTAATACATTTTGTAAACTACCATTATCATTTTGTATTGGAAGATCTGCTATACGCGAGGTTTTTTCCATTATATATATTTACATACATAGTCAAATATATATAGAAACGAATTAATTTACATCAATCGTATTTTTTTTTTCGTCACAAGATATAGACGTGGTTGAATATTTATAACATTTTCCATTAAATTTATATTTTTTATCCTTAAAATCTTGCAATACCGGTCCTTTAAAATCTAAACAATCCTTGTCATTACACACTTTTCTAAATAAAGTTGCCGTACCAATGCCTAAAAATAATGAAACAAATATTTGACCTAAATCTGTATGTAATAATCTTTTAAAATTCATATATATATAAATAATATATATTTATATTTACTACTTTTGCATTGGTATTTCTTCATATTTTCCTACACAATCCGATTCTTCCTGCATAGGTACGAAACAATTTCCCACCTTATCTTTATATTGTAAATCATTGACATTTTCTGGCGTAGGGTAAACAAAAACCGTTTGTCTTTCAGGCATCACTATTTCCATCGCAAATAATCCAAAAATAAAACTCAAAATAAATACCTTTAAATTTATATATTTCAAAACTCCCATTATATATTAACCCTTTATTTTTTCCCTTTACCCTTCTTCTTTTTTCCCTTCTTTTTATTTGAACTATTTTGTTGCTGTGTTTTGTTTTCCAAATCCATTTCGGCTTGCATCTGATCCATATCTTCATTAGATAATGACGACTTTGCTTGCGTTTCTCCGTCTATCTTAAATATAGTTTTATTATTTTCTTCAATGATCTTTGCCTTGCGACGTTCCTCTAATTTCTTTTGCATTCTCTCACGCTGTTGACCTTGTCTCGCCATTTGTTCAAATGCACCTTTATTAAAACGCGCACCTTTTCCTCCCATTGTTTTGGCCATATTTTTCATCATCTCCTCAAACTCACCTCCATTTCCCATTTCTTTCATCTTTTTCATAATTTCACTCGCCTCCTTCATCAATTCCTGCTTCGATACATTTCCACTCTTCATCTTTTCTTCCAATTTTGTCGTCACCTTCTTAATTATATCCTTAATCTTATTTGGGTTGCGAACTAATTTGGCAAATATATCCTTTGTTGAACGTACATTCGCAAAATTCTCTTCTGAACCAAACATATTTTGGAAATCGCCCGAAATTTCTTCCGCCATTTCTTTGGCTAAACTCCCTATTTTTCCATTGAACAAATTTTGCAAATGATCACGAACTCCATCCAAATTTGGCATTTGTGGCATCTCATTTGTTTCTCCACTTGATTCTCCCTTGGTTTCACCCGTATTTTCTCCATCTTCACCTTGAGTGTCATCTTCATTCAAATTTGTAAAAAAACCCTCCATATTTTCAAATACCTCCTTCATTTTATCTTGTAAATCGTCCTCCTGTATTCCTGAAAATAATGATGCTGCGTCTCCAAAATCATCTTTGTCCTTCAATGAACCCACAATTGAAAACAATATTATTTGTAAATATTTCCATATGGCTTTCTGTGTGTTCTCGGAAACATCCTTTGCATTAAACAAATGAGCAAAATCAATGTTTGGCAAAAATTCCGTATTTATTTCTTTATCCGAAAACATTTCATCATTTTTATACAAAATATCAAAAAAACGTTGGGGATATACTTTTAAACAATATTCAATGATTGCCTTCTTACCGGCAACATCATCCATTGTATTTTTGATATTTTCCAAATCCGTCTTGAATTCTGGAAAAGTTGTTTGTAAATCATGAATCATATCACAAATAACAGTACATACTTGAATGTTTGAGTCCTCTGAATCCATTATAGATTAATATATATAATTTTTTCATATTATAAATACGCAAATAATTAAATTTATATATAATCATTAATTATATGGATAATACAAATACTCAAGCTTTTCAAATTGAGAAATTAGTCACCAGTTTTAATTGCATCTTACGTATTATAAAGGAAACTGAAAGTATACAAAAAACCGCACAAGTTAAACTTAATCGTTTAAAAACTGCATATATGGATCTTATTAAAGACAATAGAAAGAAAGTATTTTTATTTTGTCTGGATTCTTTCTATTTCCAATACAAATCATTCCAATTGGAATATGATAATTTAGAAAAAGGGTTAAAATTCATTAATAATCGTATGTATTGTGATTATTACAAGTTATTTATGATTATTATGGACAGTGCAAAAAATAAAACAATCGAAATAGATAGTTTCGAACACCGTGAATATACACCCTACAAAGATTTAGAACCGTTCTTAGAATATCAAATTAATGATATTAAAGATATTCATAATGATATTTTAAATGTCATTCGCATTTTATTTCAACAATTTAGCAATCGTCACAATTCCATCGAAAATTACAATCACGAACATAATATTGGGTTCTCCATTTCTAATTTTATAAATACATTGAATTACGAAAACAGAATTCTAAATGAACAAATTTCACTCTATATGAATTATATTGCCTTTTTCCATATTTCTCAACGACGCCACTTAAAACGTATGTATATGAAATTTAAAAGTTTTTATCAAGAAGTCGATGATAATATTAGAACAAATGAGAGCTTTTCCATCGATGATATTAGTGTTAATCAAACTATAAATGACGATGACGACTCCATTGGAAACAATAGTGAAATCCTTGCAAATACCGATTGGGCGGTCCTATCTAGTGGCGATCACGAACATAATAATATACCAAATAGTATTGGTAATATATTTGACCCATTAGATGATAATGTTAGTGTAAATAGCGAGCAATCATTAAAAACCGCTTCCGTAAAATCATTGGATATTGTTGATATTCCTATTCGTTCACATTCATCTCCCGTTGCAGAAAAGATTGATCAGTTTAATAAATCTGCCGTTGTTGCGCCCGAACCTCTTATACAAGATGACACAAGTAATAATAATCAGTTTTAGTATTCCAATCTGTAAAAATATAGAAAATAATTTGTAATAAAGTATATATATGTCATTAGAAGAAGAACCGCCATTAGACGAAGAACAAACTGAAGCACCAAAACAATTATCAAATACTTTAAAAGACGACGATGCGGGTTCCGCTGTTCCCACCGAACCATTAATTAAAATCGAATGGTCTCCCGAAAATGAAATGATTTTAGTTGAGTGGTGTGATGCGGCTCAATGTTATAAATGGCTACATTCACGCTCTCACGTACGTTATGCCAGTGCTAATGCTTGGTTTACCATCCCTGCCATTGTACTTTCCACTATTAGTGGTACCGCGTCTTTTGCGCAAACGAGTTTACCCGACGAATATAAACCACTTGCTCCTGTGGCTATCGGTTCTCTCAATATTTTTATTGGTATTTTAACTACCATCCAACAATATTTGAAGATTTCAGAACTTAATGAAGCTCATCGTGCAATGTCTATTGCATGGGATAAATATGCTCGTAATATTCGCATTGAATTATCAAAAGCACCCATTGAACGTTCCGACGCTACCAGCTTTTTAAAACACACTAGACAAGAATTCGACCGTTTAATGGAAACTAGTCCTCCCATTGACCAAAAAATTATCAATGAATTTATTGCTACATTTAAAGGCAAAGAAGGGACGCCTATGCGAAAACGATATGAAAACCTGAAAAAACCAGATATTTGTAATATTATTGTTAGTGCTAATGAAGCACGTCATCACTGGTATAAAGATTTGGAACTTACTAGTCACCCACCCAGCACTATCGGTGATAATGCACGCGAACATTATATCCATAATCAATCTATATTACTTGACCAGAAAGAACGGGCACTCAAAGAAAAAGAACATAGTATCATTGAAACCGATATGAAAAAACAACACGCACGAGCTAATTTCAGAAACTCCGTTACAATGGCGGCAAAGAAATACAAAGTTGAAGAAGAAAAACTTACGGAATATGTGAAATCATTCACCAATTTATATGGCAGAAAACCCATTGGTGAAGAAATTCAAACATATGTCAATACCTATATGGAGGAAATCATTAATTCTGATAGCTTAGATACCTTTCTACGTCAATATGAAAACAATGGGCCCAATAATGTATAAAATATTATTTCATTAAGAATATTTTATATTTCGACAAACTGTTCCAATGCTTTTACATAGTAATATACTTCATTATTTGTATAATAATAAATTGAATTATATTGTTCATATTGTGATGTTTTTTCATTTTTTCCTCCACGCTGTAATTCCGGATTTTCTTTGAAATAAAACAATATATTGCTCATAAATATCGCATAACGCTTGTAATTTCCTTCCGCCAATGGTGACTCCGAAAATATATAATATGTTCCAAATTCTTCGTTGTCTATGCTGTCTTCAAAATCGTCGTCACTCGTTTCTATATTTATTAATTTGTTTTTATCATTGTATTTACACATATATCCTATCATAGGTACATCATATAAACTTCCATTTTTATCCAATAACTGATTTATATTATTGAATTTGAATATTTCGTATTGTGTTATATCTTTATTATTTATTGTATTTGTATAGCATATCTCATCATATAACATATATTTACCACCACTTGGGGCTTCATCTAAATATACAAATGCATAAAATATACCGTTTACATTTTTAAAACCAATATACTTCAGTGATTCAAACTCGTGATTATATTGTTTATTTAATTCACTATAACACCTATCAACAAATTTGTCTTCCACCGCTTTCTCACTTTGCTTTATCATTAAATCTGTTTGAGATATTTCAAAATTTGGCAATTCAAAAGTGCTATTTTCTAAAAATAAAAATTCTAGAAAAGGGAGTTTTAATTCATCATTAATCCTAAAACCAATTATATTTATTTTATATGTTTCTATTTTTCTAGATTGTAAATATACTGCTATGTCCTTTTGTAAGACATCTTGAAATAAATATTTGTAATTTTCTAACATATCTATTTCATCATATTCATCATCACTACAATCATCCATTATTATTTCATCACTCGCTATTGCTACTTTTGAGTTGTTTTTTGGCGAAAATTTCTGCATATATTTTTTTTTCAAATCATTTTTATTCATATACTTTTATATATATTATAAACCTATATAACATTTTCGCTGTAAATACATTAATGATCATTTTAACAAAATTATTTTGCATGCAAAATATATTGAAAATAAGTAAAAACTCCAATGATATTACACACACTGGTATTCACCACCGATATTCAAATATTACGGATTTGAATCACGACAATTTGTATTTGTATAAAACAAATATACATAAAATAAATATTTTAAAAACATTGGAAAATCCTAACACACCTACCCTATGCAAAATGATTCTTATTGACAAATATTACGACGATTTTCATTATACACCCATTGTAAATTTACACGCTGGGGGGTTGTTTGATGACTGGGATTTAGATTTACACCCTTGAAAAAAATAGCCGTCAATGATCACACAAGCGCAAATTATTTAGCTTATACACAAACAAATTTTTATAATTATAATATATAATTATATATTATAATATGCCAAGTGCAATTGAAGATAGTATACCCTGGACTGCATATGGTTTAATTGGCGTTAGTGCTATGATGTTAGCATACGTTACTATGATGGATAAAAGTGATGGTTCTGATGAAACAGACCAAAATACTGAAGAAACACAGGATGAAGAACCCGAACCCGAACCTGAACCTGAACCTGAACCCGAAGATTCCGAAGAAAGCACAGGTGAATCCATCTTTTCTTCCATTACAGGAGCACCCGAAAGTAAAAAAGAAGAAAACGTAAAAGAAGGTGAAGAAAAACCTTCAATGATACAACAAGCATTTGCAACCGTTACCGGTGAACAACCCGATGAAAAGAAAGAAAAAGATGATGCGAAAACAGGGGGTAAAACAAAAAAATCAAAGAAACCCACAAAAGGCAAAAAAATCAAAGGGGGTAAAAATAAAACCAAAAAAATGAAAAAAGATTACAAAAAATCTAAGAAATCACACAAATCCAAAAAGTAAATTAAGAATCTTTTACTATTGATGTGAAAAAATCATCAATTTGCGTTTTATTCGTTCCAGTTACCATATCATCTGGTATATAATTTTTATTTTCGGCATCATATCGGAATATTGCCGGAATACCTTGTATCATTTTCTTTTGTTTCAAAAATGCATACAATTCAAAATTATCATCTACGTCTATTACACCTGTTTGCACCGTTTCAGGCATTTTTTCAAACCATTCATTTATTAATGGTTCGATTTGCTTACACGGACCACACCATTCAGCACCAAACTTCAATACAATAATACCATTATTGTCGTTTAACAATTGTATTAAAGCATTTTTGTTTTCAATCGATTCAATCATCCTATACAAATATAAATACAAATTGTTTATATTTGTTCGTATTATAATTAAAAATTCTAATTATTGTATAAAAATGAGTAAAACACATAATTTAGATGTATCCTTATATTCATTAAAAGAACTTCTCGAATTATTTAACATAGACAATTATGAAATTTCCAGTGAACAAATAAAATATGCAAAAAAGAAAACACTCATGACACATCCCGACAAATCTAAGCTTCCAAAAGAATACTTTCTCTTTTATAAAAAAGCTTTTGATATTGTTTTTAATTTTTACAATGAACAAAATAAACAAAACCAAACTGTTGAAGATAAACCATATTCACCTTTTAATAGTTCAGATGAAAATGACCAAATTAAAGCCGAAATTAAAAAAACTAATCCAGACAAGTTCCAACGTGAATTCAATAAGTTATTTGAACAGCACATGATACACAAACCAGATACAGAAAAAAATAACTGGTTCAAAGATGAATCTACACTATTTGAATCACAGCAAAATGTAAATGCTTCCAATATGGGCCAAATGTTTAGACAAATGAAACAAAATAACCAAGAAATGATTGTGCGAAAAGATGTGCAAGATTTAACACATACTATGGGAACTAATTTGTATGATGATGATGATGACACACAATATTGTGGAAGCAATATTTTTGACCGATTGAAATTTGATGACTTACGAAAAGTACACAAAGACCAAACTATAATGGACGTTTGTGAAAGTGATTACGGACAAATGCAAACATTTGCTTCGATTGAACAATATAATCGTCATCGCAATAGTCAAAATGTTGCACCCATGACCGAAACACAATCTTTACATCATTTAAATCGTAATTTTGAAGATCACAAACAACAAATGATGACTAAACAACACAAGAGTAATCTACAATCAATGGAATATGCTAAGAAAAATAAAGACGTTATGGGTTCTTTGTTTTTACACATAAAAAAATAATAACATTGTGCGATTTATCACACCCATTTTAAATCTTTCGAAACTGTATAATGTTTGATGAAAAATATACTGAAATCGTTGAACCAAAATATGGTATTAAACGCGATTTTACCCACGATGAAATTTTAACAAACAATATTTACAATAAACATCAATATTCTATTGATGAAGAACACCGTGTCGATATGACCGGTTATGATACATACAGTATTGATCCAGATGGTTGCAATGATGCTGACGATGCTTTTTCTATTTACACCGAAGATGATAAATTATATTTTGCTATACATATTGCCGACCCGACCGAATATATAGAGTTAAATTCGACATTATGGGATGACATCGTAAATAGAACAACTACAAAATATCCATCAAATCGGAAACCCATTCATATGATGCCAAATAAAGTATTGGCCCTGTCAAGTTTACAAGGCGACCACCATGGCAATATTAAAAAAGCTATTACAATATTAACTGAAGTTGACAAAACATCATTCGAACCCGTCAATAAAATTAAAATATTATTTACAAATGTCTTTGTAAAAAAAGATAATGCGTATACGTATAAACAAGCATCTATACTTTGTGATGAAATTCAGGCATTTAATATTGGACTGAAAATAAGTGAATCGTGTAAACAACGACGTTCATTAAACACTAAAGGTATTAAATTAAACGAAGTATCCACTGCATACCCTATATACGATGCAAGTGGCGCTCATTTATACGAAGATACATTTGGAGAACGGATGATGAAACAAATGATTGCCGAATTTGCGATTTTTGCTAACGCTTTCGTTGGAGAATATTTGAAAATAAATTTAAATATGGGAATATTCAGGACTTGTAATGCAAGTACATGGTTACAAACACTGTATAATGGTATAACCGGGGATGAATTGTTACAGGAGATTATTACAAATGGTATTCGCGCGGATTATATGTCTAATGTAGAATCACACGATTTGGTTGGTATGACTGAATATTGTCACTTTACCTCGCCTATACGCCGTTTATCCGATTGTATATGTCATTATTTATTAAAATATATTCATTTCAAAAAAGACAATTATAGTATTCCATTTACAGATTCTGAATTAGACGCATTGGCTACACGATGTTTACACGTCACGCGAAGTGAAAAGAAACATCAATATTTGGATATTAAATTTCGTTTATTACAAGTTATGGATACTCTTATTTCTAATAATAATACAATAGAAATTGGATATTATATTACTGGTTATAGTGGTTTGTTTTTGAATATTATCATTTGTAAAATAAATAATTACCGCGTTCATATGTCATATTCATTGCGCGTTCGCAATTATTCAAAGGATATTAATCCGAAAAATATTAAGTTCATTACTGTTACGCAAGTGAATTGTTTTACTCGCTACGACGAAAATACTATACCTGAATTAGACCAGGATATTTTACGCGCGTAAGTTATTGCTCCACTTAGGGTTTGACGTGGACGTCCTTTACTATATGTTTCATTATTTTCGTTAAATATATAGAATCTTTGTTGGAATCGGCTCCGCCAAGGGCTTCTGTCGCTATTTTCATATAATGTTCACTGTCCCTAGAATCACATTGTAGAGAACCTGGATGGTCCTTTTGCCACTCTTGTAAATTGTCATAATTCTTTGATTCGACGTTTTTTATTAGCTTTTTCAAGTGCTTTTTATCTTCACTGTCCTTTTCCCAATCATTTCCTTGTTTAAAGTAGAGAACCTCACGTTTCAGATCCGTACAATGTAAGGGTCTTTTATAAACGTCCATGTTTCCTATAGTGTTATTGAAAATGTCAATCATTCCATTTAAATACCCAACATCACCCATATGTTCCAATTCCTTTTTACCCAATTGAAGGTTCTCCATAAAGGATTGAATAGACATTGCATCCTTACATTGAGTGTTAAGAAAGAAATTTAAATTGAATTTGTTATTATTATTTGTCGTCTTGTTGTTTGTAACTGTGGAAATATTAGAAATCTGTGATGACAACTTCTTAATCTCTTCTTTATGTTGTCTTTGTTGTTCTTCGAGTTGTTTCTTATGTTCTTCATCTCGTCTTTTTTGTTGTTCATCTCGTCTTTTTTGTTCTTCGAGTTGTTTCTTATGTTCTTCGTCTCGTCTTTGTAATTCATTCATTAGTAAATTTATATTATTATCACTGCATATAATTTCATTCTCTTTACTAGTATGATTACATTTACGCTTATGATTATAAAGTGAACCTATATGTTTATAACTTTTACCACATTCACAGGTATATTCTGTTGGTATTTTTATTGGGATTTTTTCTTTATTTTGATGTTTCAGTGTCATTAGATGCTTATTATAATCTTTTTTATTACTGCATTTATAATCACAAAGTTCACAAAAAAAATCTGGGTATTTTTTGGTGGATTTTATTGTTGTATTTTCGTTATTTTTATGTTTCAGTGTCATTAAATGTTTATTAAAATTATTGCTATGATAGCATTTATAATCACAGCTTTCGCAAAAATATTCTTGGTAGTTTTTTTGGGATTTTAATATCGTCATTTACCGTATATTATACGGTGAGAAAATCCCCTAAATAATACCAAATTAACTTGTTTGAAAAAATATTATGCTATCCCATTGTGGTTTTCACTTTTCTTTTTACTGCATATCACTGCATAAGAAAAAAAACGAATTTCTTCTGAAAAAAGTATTTCTGAAATCTCACTTTTGGACATTCTTAAAAATGTCCATTTTTGAAAATTCGTTTCTACTTTTCCCGAGAAGTTGACAACAATATATATTATCAAAGAACTTAAAGAAACGTAGCACTCTTACGGTAAACTTCATTTATAGAGAACTGATAAATGAAATGTTGTACCACTTAGGGTTTCACGTGAACTTCTCTTACTATATGTTTCATTATTTTCGTTAAATATATAGAATCTTTGTTGGAATCGGCTCCGCCAAGGGCTTCTGTGGCTATTTTCATATAATGTTCACTGTCCCTAGAATCACATTGTAGAGAACCCGGATGATCCTTTTGCCACTCTTGTAAATTATCATAATTCTTTGATTCGACATTTTTTATGAGCTTTTTCAAGTGCTGTTTATCTTCACTGTCACGTTCCCAATCATTACCTTGTTTAAAGTAGAGAACCTCACGTTTCAGATCCGTACAATGCAAGGGCCTTTTATAAACGTCCATATTTCCAATAGTGTTATTGAAAATATCAATCATTCCATTTAAATACCCAACATCACCCATATGTTCTAATTCCTTACAACCTAATTTAAGGTTCTCCATAAAGGATTGAATAGACATTGCATCCTTACATTGAGTATTCAAAAAGAAATTTAAATTGAACTTATTGTTGTTATTTGTCGTCTTGTTGTTTGTAACTCTTGATATTTTTGAGATTTGTTCGGATAACTTTTCAATTTCTTTCTTATGTTCTTCTCGCTCTTTCTTATGTTCTTCTCGCTCTTTCTTATGTTCGATTATGAATTCCTGTAATATCTCGTTTTGTTTCATCAAATCGTTCAATCTGTTATGATGTTGCTGATTATTATTTGTACTTTCATTATGTATAATGTTACATTTTTTTTTATGTTGTTGCAATCCTTGCCTGGATTTATATTCTTTACCGCATTTACAAGCAAATACTGATTTCTTGACATTTCTGTCAACAGATGTCAACAATCTATGTTTTGCAGTTGAATTATGTTTATCAAAATTACTCTGCTTGCTGCATTTAAAGTTACAGGTTTCACAATAAAAAACGTTGGCATTTTTTGGCATTTTTTTTGTCAACATATTCCTAAATACTATTGACAAAAAAAATGCCGACTGAATCATAACAAATAAATAATATGCAAACAAACAGTTCAATACAAAACGATAACTAAACCACAACACTGCATAAGGAAAAAACTCATTTTCCTCTGAAAAAACTATTTCTGAAATCTCACTTTTGGACATTCTTAAAAATGTCCATTTTTGAAAATTCGTTTCTACTTTTCCCGAGAAAAAACAACAATGTATATTATCAAAGAACTTAAATATTTTTATTATATTATCGTAATGAATAAAGATGAAAAAATGAAAGTTACCAATACTGACTTGTTGACCAATCGAAATAAATATTCAATTGATATTCTGGAAAACAATGTAAATCATCTTGATGAAAAAATACTTTTAGCAACACAAACGCTTACACCCGAGTTTTGTGTCAAATATATATTAGATTTAGATATAGAAGGAGGTGGTGAAGAGTCGTATATATTTGACGTATGTTACATATTGACGTTCCAAAAACATATTACAGAAAAAGAATTGAAAGATTTGATAAATCTTTCTGATGATTTTGTTACGAATAAATAATTGATTATTATAGTAAATATATTATTACTATAATATATCTCTAATGTTTGAATCACGGAGTACTATAACTAGTATGAATACAGTGCGACTAACATCATTTGATTTAAGTGACAGTAACCACGAAGAATCATATATTGCTTCAAAAAAGAGAGCCAACTTTTTACATATAATGGGTGGTGCCATTGTAATATGCTGTGTTGTAATAATATTATGTGTGATAATTATATAAGATATGCAACAAGTAAATCCTAATTTTCTTTCACACGCATTATTAGATAGTGATGACGAAAATGAAATAGATACAAAGAGCCATTATTGTATAAAATACGAAAATCATATTTATTGTATTTTTTTATTGCTAATTACAGTTATCGTTGTTTTATTTGTAGTTACGAATACCTAAAATAATATAGATACAATTTGCGTGATATATATATTATATGCAACAAAATCCTAATTTTCTTGCACAGGCATTATTATATAGTGATGACGAAAATGAAGATGAAAAAATCGATATTTATGAAATAGATACAAATAGGGAAAAATGTGAAAAATGTGAAAAATATATTTATTGTATTTTTACATTGCTAATAACAGTTATTATTGTTTTTGTTGTTGTCACTAATACATAAAATGAGAATATAAATGGAACATTATGTGTATATGTATATAATGTTGTATATGGACGATGATACAGAAAAAATAAACGAAATAGAAAGTATTTCAGAAGAATCAGAAATACCATATGTATATGGAATTTATAATGATGTAAATGTCCAAATAAACAATGTTTATGATGTTATGAACAAAAACAATGAAGACCCATTTCAAGAAGATTATGATAAAATCAACGAAGTTCAAAATACCGAAGAGAATTCAAAACCATATATTTTAAATTATATACCTACTTGGATATATGAGATATATTGTAAAATATATGATGGCATTGAAGAATATTATGGATTGTAAATTATTTTGATAAACTATAACCTATCATAACAAGCAGAAACTGCAATCATTATTGAAAACAGCGCAAATGCAATAATAGTTATTATGATAGCAGGTTCCATTATAGTAATTACACATATTATTTGTATAACATGTTTTACAAAAACATTCTAAAAATGTCTCATATATTGTCTTTGCAAAATCCATTTTTTCTCCAAATCTAACATTAACCCCTTATAATCGGTGACCCGATTTTCGATATCACTATAACTTTCAACTTGTATTACAGTGATAGGTACTATCATAAACCAATTACCAATCTGTTGAAGACGTTTCCAATATATATCCAATGCAAACATCCTTTTATTTTGGGGGTCCTTTATTAAATTGGAAGCACTTTCGCGAAAATTTGTAATAAGTGTGTCCAAATAATGTTTATTTACAATGTAGCCGGTGGTGGTTTGACAATTGCCAATTTTAATCGCATAATCTTCGATGGGTTGGTAAGGTGGACAATTATTACCTCCTATAATAATTACATCCCAATTAATATTTGCATCTATAAATCGCTGTAAATTCGTTTTCAATAAATCCGGATTTAAAAAGGTAATGTCGTCTTCGCATATGAAAACGTGATCATAATCCCGCTCTTTTGCCAATTCCAAACATTTTATATGGCTCATCGTGCATCCAATTGCGCCGTCTTTCGTTTCTACTGCATTAAATCGTTCTCCATTTATATTCATTTTTTCTAATTGGGTTGTAACGTGTTCAAGACGGTCCTTTCGCTTTTCCAAATTTATAAATAAACAATTGTTTAAATAATTCATATAATTATAATAATGAATTATTTTTTAAATCTATTTTTGATGTTCGTTTATATTTATTACACGGTCCATATATGGCAATATTTTCTTATCGTGAGTAATAATAATTAAGGTTTTATTTTTGCATTCCGTTAATATCATATTCATTACCTTTTCTCCAGTATGTTCATCTAAACTAGCCAAAGGTTCATCAAATATAACAATATTTCCAGTGCGACAAATACCTCGGACAAGCATGGTTACTTTTTGCATTCCACCCGACAATTGTCCACCATTGACACCCACATCATTATGTATTCCTTTTTCTAATTTTGAAAATACACTTGTTAATTTGTATTTTTCAAGTAAAGCCGTAATTTCATTTTCTGATTTATTGTTTGCGTATTTCATATTAAATACAACATCACCGTTAAACATTGCAGTACGTTGATTGACATAATTCACTTGATCGCGCAAATCCTTTTTACTTATATTACTAATATCGTGAGAACCTACAATAACCGAACCACTATTTGGTTTATGTAACCCAACCAATATGCGCATCAATGTTGTTTTTCCTGAACCCGCGCGTCCTACAACCCCGACTTTCTCATTATGATTGATTTTAATGTTTAAATTATCGAAAATATAATTATCCTGTGATTCGTCGTATTTGTATTTTAAATTCTTAATAACAATACTATTGTCTTTGAATTTTACTTGGTTTTTTTTAAGGTCAGTATATTTGAATATTTCCTCCAAATATTCACGATGACTGGTCAAAATACCAATGCGATAACTCAACATGAATATTATACCCCAATTTAAATTATGCATCGAAGTCATAAATTTACCAAGTGTCAACATATATGTTATCATATTGCTTACATTGATGCGATTTGTAAGCAACATATTGTATAAAATAAACAAACAAAAAGCATATGTTAATATTGTAAATGCGTGTATAATAGACGAACACGTCGATTCACTGGTTATTATATTTTTCATCATTTCTGCATTTTTCTTTTCTAAATCGTCATTATTCTGTATTACATTTGAACCTTCATTGTTTGTGACAATATTCATCATATTATGCATTTTATCCTGAATACTTTCAGACAACTCTTCGGTGAAGAACTTCTCGCGTTTTCGTGTTAGTTCCATTATATGTTCGCTTGAGTATATCGAACCGAGTACTATTATCAAAGTAGACATTTTTAATGTAATGGACAATTCCGGAACATTATAACTCAAATATAAAATAATAACAATTGAACTCGATATGTATGGAAAAAACTGCCCAATACAGTATTGAAAAACATCGCGTAAACTTCGCGTCAGTTCCAGCACTTTTGACATATATTCTCCCATTTTGACATCCTTATATTCTTCTTGATTCTTATTGACAGTTCCTTCAAATATCAAAGTCCTTAAATATTTTAAATATCCCGGACTTAAAACGGATTCTAATACATTTTTAAAATGGTCACCTAGTAAAACAATAATATAAACACCAACTATAGATATCATAATACCCGGCGTGTTTAATTTTTTTATATTATCAATAATATTATATGGATTACCGTAAGTAGATTTGTCTTTAATTGTATCATATAATTTACCAAATAAATTTGGTATTATTAAATCTTCCATTGGATACATAAATAATAAAATTGACAAATAACAAATAAATGAAACATAATTTTGTTTTATAAAATCAAATAAAATTTTATCCCAAAACATTTATTTTTTATTAATATATGTATACAAATATATTAATAGACGCGTAAAAAAATTATATTTTTTCTATTGTATTTTCTAACACTTCATTTGCAATGTTTTTGATAAATTCGCTCTTCATGTCTTGAATATTTTTTTGCATTTCTGCTATCTGATTTTGCATCTTCTCTATGGTTTGTTTCATTAGCTTATTTTCTTCTATTAATGGATTTGTAACGCCAATATTACTTTCGTATTGTGTTTGGCGTGCATTGAAATCGTCCATTGTAACACTATTTTCCTTTTTTTCAGTAAAATCGATGTTCTTGGGTTGCTGTGGTTCCAGTAATGAATAGTACTCCTTTTGACGTTCTTCATAAGTATTTAACGTAGTGTTTTCCGTTTCTTGTGGTCCAGTATTTTGCGTAGCAGTGTCTTGTGATTCCGTTTCATAGACCGGGACAGTTTTCTCATTTTCCAATACTTCTGAATAATGAATGTTTTTTATACTTTGTATCATATATTGTATTACCGTTGTATTCATTTGTTTTAACTGAATCATATTAAATGGTTCTCGATTATTTATGTGAAAAATTTCTATAATATTTCGAAACCAGTTTTGCATTTCTTCTTGGTTATTAAAGCATGTTGCGAATTTTTTGTTTTTATTTATTAAATTCCATAACATTTGTTGATTATCAACAGATGTAAACAATGACATTTATTTTTTATACTTACGACGCGTTTTGTTTTTATATCTTTTTTTTCCTTTTGTCTTTTTTCCTCCCTCTTTTCTAGGTTTTTTTGGGTCTTCTGTTTTAAATTCAAAAACACTTCCTATATTATCAATACTCTTTTCCGCTTGATTTGATTGTTTTTTCATATGTCCAGTCGTCTCATCGCTTATTTGTTTGAATAAATTATATAAATAAACATCTACAGTGTCTACCGTATTATATGGTAAATTACGATTACTTATAAATGCAGTGTTCCACAAGAAATTACCTTTTGAATTTGCTGCATATCCGTTTCCTTTACTCGAAGGAATAGTATACCCTTTTAATGCTATTCCATTTT